CAGCATCAAGAATACGCTCAATGTACTCATCAGATATCTTGTTAGGTTTAAAACCAGTTAGACTCCACACAGCCCTACCACCAGAGGAGGATTGGCTTACCCAAGCACAAAACTGTTCGTTCTGGTATAAGGCATGTGGTGCGGCAATACCAAACTGAATGACACCAGCATCGTTACGGCTTAGTGGAGAACCAGCCGCATTAGCTGCATCATAGAAGAACTCTGTTGAGTATTCCCCTAGAACAACTACTTGGTTATTCTGTCGAGCAAGAGCCTTAACCGGATCAGGGAACATCTCTGCTGAGAGGTACTGATCTGCTTGCCAAGTAAATGGATCGTCTAGATCACAGTTAAATACATCACTACCCTTTGCTACTAGAACATAACCGTCAATGAAGGTTGCGCTAGCTGCGTGTGGTGTTGGGAAGTCTACGTCAGTAACCTTTGTAGCACTATGGTCATCTTTAATAACCCACCCTTCAACACCATCACATATAAATAAATAGTCACCGATAACAGAAGAGTTACAACTAATGATACTACACGGACCAGTTGACGTTGTTAATGTAATCTTAAGTGTTATTGTTGTTCCATCACTTTCAACACGATAAACTTTATCAGCAATGATAGCATAGAAGCTATTATAGAAAAACGCTAGACCACGACCTAAACCATTTGTAGTTACATTACTAAACTCAGTAAGGCCGGGTCTCTTGTTGATGTATATACGTGTATTCTCTAACTGCTCTACCTTGCGTGTCTCTGGATAAGCATTGACAAAGCGTTGATCTTTTGTGGCATCAGAAGAACGATTAGAGTATGCTCCAATTAGAGGTAGCCTAACCTTCTTACGTTCCCCAGGTTTTTGTTGAGCCATACTTAGTTCCTTGTATTGTTTTAGCTAGTGACGTTGGACTAAACGCTTTTTGTTTGTCTTCATTTGTGTTTGAGAATAGATTACTAAGTCCACCAGCAGCACCAGCAAAGGTATCAATAGCTGTATTAATTCCGGGTTTATTACCTTTAAGATAATCATTAAGTGCACCAGCAGTTAGACTCCTAGAAGCACCACCTAACACCTTACCCAGATCACCATCAACAGCACTACCAACAGCGTTACCAACACCTGCGCCAAGGGCACTAGAAGCCATGTTAGCAAGACCACCCTGCCAGTCTATACCACCACCGCCAAGAGCCCCGCCAAGTGTGTTTACACCAGTCCTGATAGCACCAGAAGCAAGGCTCTTTGCTAGGTCACTAGTACCACCCATAGCACCAGCTAGATTATCACCATAAGCACCAGCCAATTCACCACCAGCGTAACTAGCAGCACCTTTAAGTAGCGCGTTACCCCAATCACCACCATTAAGACCGGAACTCATGGTAGAAGCAAAGGCACCAAAGGCAGGATTGGCTAGACTCATTGCACCAAACAAGACTGGTTTAACAATCTTACCCAGTGGCATATTTTTCATGGTGGCCTGAATGTCTTCATAGCCTTTATCTTTTGAGTAGCCTAAGTTGTAGTTAGGTATATTTGGATTGATCCATCTACCAGCCCCGTTCTCGAACTTCTTCTCACCTCCAGTATTCCAACCTACTATATCTCTCCAATCACTCACAGGAATCGGGGCTTGATCCCCACCTAGAGAAACACCACCAAGATCAGATGGTAGTTGTCGACCATATAGGGCTTTGATCATCTCGTCTCGAGAATCAGCCCACAACCAATCCCCATTATCTTGTCCTGGTGTAAAACCAGCAGCTTCATATTTATTTGTTGGTTGTCTTTGTAGTTGTTGCTGCTGTTGCAGTTGTTGCTGATACTTTGCTATGTCATTACCAAAAGCCTCATGACTAGCATTGTAGTAATTCTGTCCATAAGCATTAGGTAGCTTTAGACCGGCATACTTGAACTGTTCAGCCAGACTCTCTGGTGCACGAGCATAACCCTGACCAGTGAGGATACTTTCTAGTCCACCTTGTGTGTATGGGTTCTCTTTACCATAGAATCCCTCAACATCACGACCGCCTTCTTGATAAGTACCAAGTAGTGGTTTAATGAATGAGCGAGTCTCATCAGACATATTAGGCATGGATGATGGATTAACTTCCTGGAACCCAGCCATGCGCTGTGCACCTTGACCAACACCCCGCTGAGACCAGTCTGTGTTAGCAAGAGATTGTTGTTTTCTTGTTTCTTGTAACCGTTCTCTTTGACTCTTACCTAAAGTATTCTGTAGAGTCTGCTCATATTGAGCCTGTAGATCCATTCCAGGAATCGCCATATACTACCCCACTACCAAGATCTAGCATCGCGCTGGAAGAACATTGAGCCCTCTTCCAAGCCAAAGTTTAGAGCCTCTTGTTTAATGATTGACATCTCTTGCCACAGAGTCTTGCGATCAGCGATAGACACACCATACTCAGGAGCTAACCGTGTGGCTAGACCATAGGTAATAGCATCATACCATTCTTGCGGGAAGTCTGGGTTATCAGTAGAAGCATCAAAGTCTTCAAACGGACGTTGATAAACAATGTAAATAGCAGCGTTAGTTACATCTGTAGATGTTGGTGTTGGGAACAAGTGTAATACACCATGATCCAAGAGTGGCTCGTAGTAAATCTGAATTGGATCACCAGAGCTAGACTTATTACCAAGCATGTTGTACTCTTGCTTAGTTAAAATCCGCATAGGGATATCAACATTACTAACAGTATCTCTGTTCCAAGCTTGTAGTACCTTAAGTGGTTTTGGTGTATCTACAGTCTTACCAGCACCAATCTCATATGAATTAACACTAGCTGTCATAGGTACGGCGTATTGCTTGAGTGCCCACAAAGGCATACCGTCAGCCTGCCATGCTTTAACAAGACCATTAAGAGCGATAGCTGCTTCTGTTATTTGGTCAGTTGTTGGTGTTTCACCTTGAGCAACAGCACCAATCAAGCGCAAAGCTCGTTTGATAATATCATCACGAGTTGTTGAGTAGTTAGCATTTCCTGAGGTAGCCATTATTTATACCCCTTTATTAAAGACATGAAAGCTGTTACAGCAATGGCGATACCGCCAATCCACTTAACTAAACTAACAATCCAATTGGCGGCTTTCCATGCTGTGACAAGATCAGATACATCGTTGGATAAGCGAGTAAGTTCTGCCCGCATTTCCTTAATGTCTCTATCCATATCTGTTAGTCGTTTTTCTTCAAAGATTTGGTGTTCAGTTAGTGGGTCCATATAGTCCTCTTTAATCTTGGCGAGAAATGAAACATAGCTCTACCATTTTCAATATTGTCAAGCATCCAGCCAAAATTTAAGTCCAAGTAATACTTACCAAAGTAATATTTTTTGTGCCACTGCCAAGCGTCTGGATGACCTTCTGGTAAGGATAAAACTTCCCACTTAAAACCATACAGACTGTTACGATATAACCACAACACAATACTTATGTATGTTGGTATTGGGTATTTCTTTTTCCAATTATCATCACCAAACAAAGAATTATCTGGAGTATCAAACCAATACAACCAATGTTGTAATCTTAGTTCATACCCAACATCATTATTATTTGATGTTGATCCTACTCGAATAACAGAAAAGAATGGTAGTATTGGTGTTATTAACCAAGTCAATAGTTGTATTGGTATTAATACACAGAGGTAAACGAGCCAGCGAAGCATTTAAGCAGACCTAATCAGACAAGCAGAAAAGTTATCACAAATTACACCAACAGTGCCAGACGGACCAGTACCAATTAAAGTTACTTCTAGATAATCTGTAGTACCATTCATATAAACAATACCAGAAGCTTGGCCTCTAGCATAAGTTACAGCATTTCCTGTAGACCCACCCTGTGCCACATTTGTAGTTCCGTTTTTATATATAATGACATACACACCAAAGGTATCTAGTGCTGCTTGGTTTCCACCATCTGCATTTACTTGGTAATATCCTGCTACTGTTGGAGTAAATCTACTATTGGCCGCATCATAATTTGAATTTGTATCAAATAACTCTGTAGTAACATAAGCTATAGTTGGTACATTAACAGTCGGATTTTGCAAAGAACCAGTTGCGGCAAACGCTGGGCCTTTTGCTGTTTTCTCATTATCTAGTTCAGCGATGGCTGCTTGCACATCTGTAGCAACAATATTACCAACCGCTGTAAATGGTGTCTGAGTTGCAGTCTTACCTTGAACAAAAGCAGTTGTAGCTAGCTGTGTTGTATTTGTACCTGTAGTTGCAGTTGGTGCTGTTGGTGTACCAGTTAAAGCTGGAGAAGCTAGATCAGCTTTAAGATTATCGGCAGTGGTAACAAAAGCTGTAGTAGCTACTTGTGTAGTGTTAGTACCAGCTACGGCTGTGGGTGCAGCAGGTACACCAGTAAAGGTAGGTGATACTGTTTCAGCTTTATCTGTGTTTAGATTAGTGAAATTAGCATCAGCTTCGGTCCAAGTTAATGCAGAACCTTTACCAGCGCGGGTTACAATAGTACTCATGTTAATTCCTCAAAATATGTTTGTTTGGTTGTGGCTTCTATATAACCATCAGCCACATATATAGTTATGTAAGGAACATCTGTAACTACAATCGTCGGTATTGGTCTTGTGAATGGTACTGATACCTTATCAGTCTTAGCTTTAACAAAGTCCTGAGGATGGCGTTGCTCATAGTCCTCAGCACAGACAATGAAACCATCCCATCGTTG